GTCATGAGCAAGCCACTTTCACCTGATGAAATCAAGTCGTATCCCGGTCAGAGCTTTCCAGACTATGTGTTTGATGGAGTTAACAACGAACTTGCCCGTCGGATAGATCATAACGGATGGGCTCGGCTGATTCAGAATGACGTTGCAGATGCAATCGTCCAGGCAGCAGAAGCTCTAGGCGTCGATATTGACCGTAGTTATCTTTATAGTAAGAACTATATGGATTTTGAGCCCGCCTATCGGGCAGCCGGCTGGAAGGTGACTTACTACAAGTCGCCGTACTATTCTAGTGATGACAGCTACTTTGAGTTTGAGAAGGCTCAGTAATGCGCATAGTCTTGAACTTAATGGCAACCTTTTTAGCGTTCTGCTACATGACCGCTAGTTTTGCTGGTCAGCACACTTATCCTTACGGTGAAACCGCTTCCTGGTTTGGACATACTGGCGGTTTTCTTCTTATCACTTATTTGATTTGGACAGACAATGAGTAACACTTGGTTCGCCTCTGACCATCACTTTGGTCACGCCAACATGATGAACTTCTTCAAGCGCGACGGTGTAACTCCGCTGCGTCCGTTCGTCGACGCAGACGACATGGACGAGACGATCATCGAGAACCACAATCGCGTAGTCAAGCCTAACGACCGGGTCTACCTGCTGGGCGACCTAGCGATTGCTCGTCGCAACATCGCCAAGGCCGCACGACTGAACGGTCGCAAGAAGCTACTGATGGGCAATCACGATCCGTTTGTCAAGAACCAGAATCGCGATTACTTTGAGATGGCTGGTATCGAGGCTGTCGAGGCTTTTCACAAGTTCGACAAGTTCGTCGCGACCCACATTCCGGTTCATCCTAGTTGCCTGTCAACGCGATGGAACGTAAACGTGCATGGTCATACTCATGACAATCTAGTAATGAAGATGAATACGTTTCGTTACCCCGGTGACTTCGGTTTTCGAAGTGAAGAGGTACCAGACGAGCGCTACATCAACGTGTGCATGGAGCACATTAACTACACACCAATCAGCCTGGAGGAAATCAATGCCCGAATCGCTTGAGAAAGCAGTAGAAGAGTTCCTTATTTTGGTGACCGTGGGTGCGACCATGTCGGAACTCACAGAACCTATGCGTGCAATGAAAGAGGCGCTTGAGGAGCGCGAGCATACGATGGACCTAGATCGCATCTATCTAGGTAACATAATGCAGGCGGCTGATGAATCTAACTGGATTCCACCAGAGTACTTTATGAATGACTGGATGAGCGACGTTTGTGACTTTCTTCGCAATGGCATTAATGATCCGACGACTGAAGAGCTGGCGGAAATCATCGTTGCCGATCTAGAACGTGTAACTCCACTCAGCGGCAGCGAGATGCGTTACGATGCCGAGACGGGCTGCGTGGATTTTAACGGTACGTTTCGACCTATTGAGATTGCAACTCGCATCAGGGAGGCTTATTTTGGTTCTTGATTTTGAAACCCACGGCTTGGAGCACTACGCGGTTCAAGACACTCTAGTAATGGAAAGGTTGACACGAGAGATGGCAGAATCACCCAAACAGCGAGAAGATCGTCTTATTATGCAGGCGGTGCGTTGGGCTACTGATGCGACACAGGCAATTCAAGATGCGGGCGGTTCTGTTCGACTTCTTGCTGACTTTCCGGACACGTTAGTGTCTACAATGGTTCGCAACGGCATTAGCTTGAAGCACAATCGTGGCTAGGGCTCCCTGTCACTTTGGTCGGCATTTGACTGGCCGCTATCGTGTGCGTCGCGGCTGGTACGGAACACTCGTGCTGCAAGTTCAGGTAGAAAACGAGGACCGTCTAAGCGACAAGGAGTTTGAGTGGATTGACGCGAGGGAGGACGACTTATGGCGCCTGGATCAGCTTACTCCAAAGCTTGGCGAGATACAGACTTTCGCGCGGAACCACTAAAATATCGAGTCGGCATCGGCGAGCAGGGCGTTCTGCTTGCCGAGCCATACAAGTCTGAGATTCTACCCAACTGGCGATTTAAGACACCCGAGATCGCGCTTGAGTCGGCTACGCTCATCTTTGCGCAGTTTGAGGCGTATCTGGATGCGGGCGACTTTCCCGGTGCTGACATGGCTCGCAAGTTTCTTCAGATGGGCGTAACTCGTGCCCGACGTTATGCAAATCACGCCTCCGGGCGTAAGTATGCGTCAGACGGCACGATCCTTCCGCTTGAGGAGGATCGCTGGACCAATACAAAAGCACAATGCGCTGAAATATTCCGTGACTTTTATAATCGAGCCGAGTATAATGCTCACTATAGAGACTGGAAACAGGAGTGGAAGCGTGAGTTCGGATAAGTATAAGCTTTTCACTGGTTTGGTGTGTATTCAGGTGCGTCGAGACGCTACAGGTCTTTTCGTAGATCAAAACAACGAGTCTTGGTACGGTTGGTATCTGAGCGAGGAGGCAGCATTAGGTGACTTCGTGAAGCGCACTACTAAGAAATTCCCTAACGGCTCGATTGTATTTTCGGCTGCTTACGATATATCAGATGCAATTGGAACAAATCCTAATGTCAAATAATCAAGGCTTTTTCGACAAGCTAGAGAAAGAAGGCTCACTTCGCGACGAGATTGCGAGTCTCGGCTGGGGCTTCTGGCCGTCAGAGTGTAAGAAGGGCTCGGGCTATTTTGATGAACACTCACTGCGTATTCTCGCGGACGAGATCGAGCGACGCAACAAACCCTTCTGGGACGAGTATGAGCAGTATTGCAAGGACTTGGCCGAGCGCAACCCTGACGAAAAGTCAGTAGATATGGATACTTTCAGTGAGTTTGACGCTAGATGACTTTGTACGGAACCTCCACCCTTCAACGCAAGTTCTCGCGAAGGGCACTGGACACGTCCTCGGGCATTCTGTCCCAGCAGTCCTCGTGCGAAACCTCTACGGACAAGAGATTGTCTGGGGATTCTTCGGATGTAACCGAGGAAAGTTCAAGGGAACCTTCAGCAACTCCGCTGCGACAGAAGAGGTTCAATTTACCGCGCGATCTGACTGACGAGATGAGTGAGGTTCTAGAGAAATTGTACTTTCGTGAGAAGAAAGTAGCTAAGCCTACAGGACGACGAGTCGATCCGGAAAAGCTAGTTGCAGAACTGTATGAGAAATTTCCCGAGGATATGGAGAAGCTACGTGAGCTGGAGAGACGACCTTCCGCGAATTAGGGCTGAAAATCAAGCGTGGATGGACGAGTTTCTTCCGCAGTTACGTGAGCGTGATGCACAAAAAGCTGCAAAGCGAGGACGCGCACGAGCGATTCTAGAGTCCATCGAGAACGACGAGGATCGTGCTTTCATTCTAAACTATATAGGACTTTGAAGATGAAGATTCAGCTAGTCAGCGACCTGCATATGGAGTTCGCTCCTATTGAGATTGAGAACGCCGGTGCTGACGTGCTGGTTCTCTCGGGCGATATTATCGTCGCGCAGTACTTCACTCGCAGCGAAGCGTCTCCGTACTCGAAGATTGCGGCTGAGTGGCGCGAGTGGTTTGAGCGCACCTGTTCGCGCTTCGAGCGCGTATATTACGTTTTGGGCAATCATGAGCACTACAAGGGTCGCTTTTACGAGACTGCCTTGATTCTGCAGGAGACGCTTGGGCACATTCAGAATCTAGTCATTCTGGATAACGCTATTGATCGCTGGCAGGGCTTCACGATTGTCGGAACAACTTTGTGGACGGACTTTAACCGTGACAATTTTAAGGCGATGATGGTCAAGGACGGGCTCAATGACTACAAGCTCATTGAGGGTCACGACTATCGTAAGCTTACGCCTGCTAACGTTCTAGGCTATCATGATGAGGCGCTTCGAGTTATCGGGAGCGCTTGTAGTTGGCCGCAGGTTCTGGTGTTTGGCCATCATGGTCCAAGCTACCGGAGCATTACGCCTGAGTACGGTTCAGGTCAGTGGGCGCATCTTAATCCCGGGTACGTTTCTCACTTGGATTCCTTCATCGAGAGCAGGCCAGAGATCAAGCTGTGGACACACGGACACGTGCACTCGTCTCACGACTACACGATCGGTGAGACTAGGATTGTTGCAAATCCGCGAGGATACGCAAACAAGAGCGGCCAGAACGAGAATATGCGATTCGATCCTAACCTAGTAATCGAGGTGTAATGACTGACGCAGCCTTCATTCAACGAATAAATGCGGCGTACCGCCGCCATATGGAATCACAAAATGCTAAAGACCGTATTGATCGTGTTTCTGATGAACATGAGTTACCCGAACCAGCAGCCAGTGATGGTGCATCGGACGTTTCCGACACCTGAGGCTTGCCAGAGCGCGTTCATTAACTATATGGCGGAGTACCCATACGAGCCGGACGTAAAAGTCTCGGCTTTCTGCACGAAGCTCTCGGACTTAGCCAAAGAGAAGGCGTCATAAAAAAGTTCTTGACTTCGTGCTGTCAATTTAATATAATGCAACTCTAACAACGAAGGAAGCATAACAAACATGGCAAACTGGACCGACGAACAGAAGCAGGAACTTATTGACAAGTACCTCGCGGCTGAACCAACTCCCGAGAACTCTATGGAGATTGTCAAGGAGATCGCCGAGGAGAAGGATTATTCGCCGAACGCTGTTCGCATGATTCTTAGCCAGGCTGGCAAGTACGTCAAGAAGGAAGCTGCGGCAGGTAAGTCCACTAGCGCTAAGAGCGGCACGGCTGCTTCTGGCGACAAGGCTCCGCGCGTAAGCAAGGAAGCTGCTCAGAAGCGTCTGTCTGACGCGATCGAGGCAGCAGGTGGCGAGGTTGATACCGACATTACGTCGAAGCTGACGGGTAAGGCCGCGCTGTATCTCGCCGAGGTCATCGAGAAGGCCGCTGGCACTTCCGAAGACGAAGACTAATCAAATTGCACGGGGTGGGTCGTTCCTACCCCGTGCTTACTCGCGTCTGCGTGTTTAGCCAACCTGCCAGACCGGAGTATCATGAATAAAGAAGAACTAATCAGCACTGTTCGCGAGTACGGCGAAGCAATTATCAACTATCGGAGTGCTGAGTCCAACAAGCCAAAGTACAATACCTGCACGTTGGACTTTGACAACGAATACATCAAGACTAAGCAGAACCGAGCAAAGGAGACAGATGATACTGTTCTCATGTTCTGCTGGGACGTAGATGCTTACCGCCTTATCAAGACTGCAAGTGTGACCAGTGTCGTCGCTCTTAGCAATGCCTTGAAGGACGGTGGGAAGAATGTCCGATGAGATTTACAGCCGCATCGTCTACTACGATGAGGTAAAAGACATTCAGGTAAGGCTTGGCATCAACGAGTTTCGTGGTGTTGAGTATCTTTTCCTACGCAAGTATTACCGAGACTTTGAAGGCGAGTTTAAGCCGTCCAACGAGGGCGTGAACATGCCGCTAGGTATCGAGAACAGCAGAGAAATGTTTGCTGGTTTAGTAGAGATTCTATCTCTCGCTGAGAGCAAGCAGATTATCGTCGACAACTTCAAAGAACTAATCGAGGCAACTTACCCACAATGAGAACCTTCCTAGCCTATGCGGCAGCCAAGTACTACGCCGGTGAGCCTGTGCTCAGCGATGCCGAGTTCGATAGGCTAGCGAAGCAGTACAATTTTGAGGACGTCGGAGCCCCTGTGGATCTTTCACGGGCGGTTCCGCACGTCCATCGTATGTACTCCCTGCGCAAGTGTTTTGTAGGTGAACCCCTTATCGAATTGCCGGGAGAAGTCATTGAGACACCTAAGCTGGACGGTGCAGCGGTATCTTTGCTTTACGTTAGCGGTAAGCTTGTACTTGCTCTGACGCGAGGTGATGGTAAGGCTGGCCTGGACATCACCGATAAGATGCGTACGCTTGTAGAGAATGATCTACATGTAATGCTGGATACTGTCCAGATTACCGGCGAAGTTATGGCGAAGAAGAGTATTCCTAACGCTCGCAACTACGCTTCTGGCGCGCTCAATCTGAAGAGTCTGGACGAGTTTAAGTCTCGCGAACTCGTATTCGTAGCTTATGGCATTACACCTGCTCGCTGCTACACATGGGAGCAGGACATGAACCTGCTAGATGACTACGGTTTTCAGACGGTTCGCTACGCAGATATCAATCTTAATGACTATCCGCAAGATGGCCGTGTGTTCCGCGTTAACGACAATGCTGTCTTTGAGGAACTAGGCTACACCGACAAGCACCCGCGTGGTGCATTCGCTCTCAAGGAAGTGCAGGAGGGCGTTAGAACAACACTAGAGAATGTAGAATGGCAGGTTGGCAGATCAGGCGTAGTCGCTCCTGTTGCAATCTTGAAGCCAGTTAAAGTCGGTGATGCTACGGTGTCGCGAGCAACTTTGCACAACATTGGGTACATTCGCGATCTAGAGCTTGAGATCGGGTGTACCGTAGAAATCATTCGTTCGGGTGAAATTATCCCGAGAGTAGTAAGGAGAGTAGATGCTAACGCTGCTTAAGTTTTACGCGGATTGGTGCGGTCCTTGCCGCAACATGACGCCAATTATCGAACAGCTGGATGCTGAGGATGACGACTTGATCGTAACCAACGTCAACATTGACGACAACCCTCAGGTTCGTCATGAATACCATATTCGTAGCATTCCAGCTTTTGTGTTGCTCAAGGATCGCCAAGAGGTAGCACGTCGAGTCGGTTCCGGCACGCTGACAGAACTTAAGGAGTTCGTTCGTGAGTCTAGGAATCTATAACGAGACGTACTTTAAGAATAACCCAGAAGAGCGAGACAAGGACGGCGTACTTTACTGCGTCGTTCTAGTCGACATCAAGACCTCAGTTCGCGAGTGCGTAAAGATTGGCATCGCAAAGGGCAAGGACTGGCGGCACGTCATTAAGCGTGCCGGAGGCTTTACTGGGTACGAAGTACGAATACAAAAAACTGTGCATGGTCGACTCGAAGATATATACTATTTAGAGCAGTACCTGCATGAACTCTGGAGCGATTACAAGTACACCGCTCCACGACGATTCGGCGGCCACACCGAGCTGTTTCAAATCGAGCAACTAGGACCGATCTTGAAGTCAATTCCGACAGAGGTTTGACCAACCGAAATTTACTTCTTGACTTTGACCCCCGAAGCGGATATAATGGCTTCATCAAGAGCAGAGAGGCAGCTTTGATCCAACCACCAACAAATTGTCCGAGTTGTGACTCAACCCTGACTTGGGTTAAGGATCAACTCTACTGCAAGAACGACGATTGCCCTGCAAAGTCGTACAAGCAGCTTGAGCACTTTGCAAAGACGCTCAAGATCAAGGGACTCGGACCCAGCACGATCGAAAAGCTGGACATTGTTAGCGTCGCAGATATTTACGAGATTACTCTCGATTATCTTACGATGCAGCTTGGCTCGGAGCGAGTTGCCACTAAGCTCTTTGACGAGATTAAGCGTTCTGAAAATGAACCGCTCAATACCGTTTTACCCGCGTTCGGCGTTCCGCTAGTCGGTAAGTCGGCTACGGACAAATTGAGTAAGGTCATTGACAGCATCTTTGACATTGACGCAGAAGCGTGCAAAGAGGCTGGCATAGGCCAGAAAGCTACAGGGAACCTACTGCACTGGATTGAGACGAAGTTTGACGACTTCTGCCACCTTCCTTTCAGCTGGGAGTTCTCCAAGAACACAGGACCTACAGGCGGCTCCGGCGTCGTCTGCATTACTGGCAAGCTGAAAAGCTTTCCAACTAAGGCGGCAGCTAAGGCTGTGCTGGAAGGTCTGGGATATACGGTAAAGGACTCGATCACGAAAGACGTGACGATCCTAGTTAACGAGAGCGGTGTTGAGACCGCAAAAACCAGGAAAGCCGCCGATGACGGCGTGCAAATTGTAACCAACCTAAAAGAACTAACGGAGAATAATTGAATATGACACTTCCTAAGTGGACCGAAGAGCGTACCCAGCAGCTTGAAGCTGGTGTTAATGGCGAGAGCCCAGTTACCAAGGCAACTGTTGATCGCCTGGCAGCTGAACTCGAAACCTCTGCTCGTTCTGTCTCCAGCAAGCTGCGTAAGCTGAACCATGAGGTTGAGAAGGCTTCCGAAGCACCTAAGGCGTTCAGCGACGACGAAGCAGCTGATCTGCGCGAGTTCGTAGAAGCTCACGAGGGTGAGTACACCTACGGCGAGATCGCCGAGAACTTCGCTAGCGGCAAGTTCAATGCTCGTGCAATCCAGGGTAAGATCCTGAGCATGGAGCTGACCGGATCGGTCAAGGCTACGCCACGTCCTGAGACGACCAAGACCTACACTGACGAGCAGGCTAAGACCATCGTCGACATGGCCAATGACGGCGCGTTCGTCGAGGACATTGCAGCTGCGGTTGACAAGAGCGTCGCCAGCGTTCGCGGTAAGCTTCTGAGCCTACTGCGTGACGGATCGGTTAACGCCATTCCGAAGCAGCGTGAGGTCAAGGGCCAGGCTCCTGACTCCTTCGAGGCTCTGGGCGACATTGCCGCTCTGACGGTCGAAGAGATCGCAGAAAAGACTGGCAAGACGGAGCGCGGTGTTAAGACCATTCTTACCCGTCGTGGCCTGACCGCTAAGAACTACGACGGTGCGGCTAAGGCTGCTAAGAAGTCCGCTGAGTAAGCGTTCTTCTTACTAAAGAAAACGGCGGGGAGGCGCATTGCTTCTCCGCCTAATCTTGTTTGGAGGAACTGCACTTGAACCTAGCTAGCGCACTTATTTACCGCGTGTTGGAGTTGGAAGACTTCGATACGTGGGCAAACGTGCGTAAGCATTATCTACCAAGCGAGCATCACTCCCTATTTGACGTGATTGCAAAGCACACGGACAACTTCCACAAGCTTCCTAGCGTAGAAGAGTTGAAGCTGGGAGTTCGAGATGCAGCTACGCTTGATAAAGTTTATGCACTTGAAGCTATTGAGACAGAAGCTGAACCTGACTACCTGCTAGAAGCTCTTAAGAGCGAATATGCCCAGCGTGAGGCTCTGTATCAGCTGGACAAGTGGGTGGACGCTTCCATGGCGTTCGAGACTGCGGAAGAAGTGGTTCGCCACATTCAGCAGATCGGCGTAGACCTAGAAGGTAAGGTTGAACTTACTCCGCCAGAAGAGAGTATGCAGAAGATTAGCCTCTTTGAGTCGGAGGAAGAAATGGCGGCACGAATTACACTGGGACTCAACGCAGAGTTCGACTCACGATTTACTTTCCTTCCAACAGACTACATTCTTATCGGCGGCTATCGCGGTTCTGGTAAGTCGCTAGTCTGCTCCAACACCTGTAACAAGGTAGTTGTAGAAAAGAAGAAGAAGGCGCTGTACTTCTCCATCGAAATGCTGCCGCGAGAAGTTCTACAGCGCGATTGTGCTATCTCCACTAAGGTTCCGTTCTATAAGATCAAGAACAAGAACATGTCGGTCGACGAGTGGGCGCGAGTTGCCAAGTGGTGGTCGGAGCGATTTGAAGACGGTGAGGACGCTTACGAGAAGTATCTGTCACACAGAAGCTTCGAGAAGTTTCACACAACTGTCTCTCGTCATCCGCTAGTACCTGCTCACCTTGACATTGTGTACGACTCCGGCCTTACGCTAGGACGTATCAATGCTGAGATCGACAAGCGCATCGCAAACGGCGACGAGATCGGTCTCGTAGCTGTCGACTACGTGAACAAGGTTAGCCGAGTCGGCGGCGGTTTCAGCCACGACTCACTGGACTGGAAGGAGCAGATTCTCGTGTCTAACGGTCTCAAGAAGATCGCACAGGATCGACAAATTCCTATTCTTTCACCATTTCAGACCACTGAGGATGGTGCGGTTCGTCTCGGTAAGGGTATTCTCGACGCTTGCGACGCTGCGTTTCACTTGAAGTCATTTAAGGGCGACGTAGCTGGTATGAGCTTCTTTACCGATAAGATGCGTTCGGCAGACGACACAGAAGTCTTTACATCGGCCGTAGACTGGGCCACTCTGGTAATCGGTCCAGAGTCAATTGAGCCGCCCGAGCAAGAGAAGAAGGGTGGGCGAAGCAGCAAGTCGGAGTTTGGAATCGGTGACATTACTGCTAAAACGGCCGGCATCTACGACAATTAAACCTAATGTGCAGTACTATGCAGGTAAGCTGCTCGGCTTCTACGAAGCTGGTGACATGCTGTTTACCTATCTCAACTCCCTAGACACGTCCGAAATGACTGCGAAGGAGTTGAGAAAGCTGCTGACTCACAAGATACTAGAGCTTAAACCGAGGTTGGAACGTGGACGTACAGACGCTACTTGAACGCAAGAAGATTCCGTTTGTACCGGCTGGTAAGGACTTCAAGGTTCGCTGCCTTAATCCCGAACACGACGACTCTGATCCTAGCATGAGGATTGATCGACTTACCGGCATCTTCGGCTGCTTTGCCTGCGGATTTAAGGGTAACATCTTCTCGCTGTTTGAAGAGAAGGCAAACTTTCTCCAGCAGAGACGAGAGTTGTTTAAGAGAAAGATCGAGCGAAAGCAAGCCGAGAACATCGGACTAGACTTGCCCAAGGCTCGCGTACCATTTGACAGAAACTGGAGAAATATAAGTGGATCAACTTTCCAAGAATTTGAGGCGTTTGAACACGCTGACCCTGACTTCATTGGTCGCGTTGTATTTCCTATCAGGAGCGTTTCCGGCAAAATTCTCGGTTTCAACGGCCGAGCGCTCACTCCTGAAAAGGCACCTAAGTATCTAATCAAACCAGCTGGAAGCACCTTCCCGCTGTTTCCTGCAAACGTAAAGCCGATCAGTGGGCGAGCAATCCTAGTCGAGGGCATCTTCGACATGCTCAATCTCTGGGACAAGGGATTGCAGAATGCAGTCTGCTGCTTCGGTGTACAAAAAGTAACAAAAGAAAAGCTGATCCTTCTCAAGGTGCGAGGCATCACCGGCATCGACGTGTTGTTCGACAACGACGAGGCTGGCGTAGAAGGAACTAAGAAAGTAGTCGATCTAATCGAGTCACTAGAAATGACAACTAGGACCGTGACGCTTCCAGCAGGTGTCTCGGACGCGGGTGAGTTGACAGCCCGACAAGTGCTCAAGCTAAAGGAGGCCTTATATGGCTAATATCGCTCTGATCGAAACGAAGCCAAGTCGCACCGACTTCGCTGCCGCTTTTGAACATGCGTTTGAATTTGACCAGTACTACCTATCCTCTGATCGTAACCTGAAAAAGGTTCTCAAGAAGGATGTGGACATTGACATTGATACGGACGCCTACGAGTGGATCATTCTAGTAGGTGCGGACGCGTTTAAGTACTTTACCGGTAAGGGAGCGATCTCGGACTACAGTGGTAAGGTAGTAGACGACAAGTTCATTCCGATCATCAATCCGGCCATGATTGCATTTAAGCCGGAAGCCGATAAGCTGTGGCAAGAGTCCCGCGAGTCGCTTACCAGTTACGTCACAGGCAAGAGTAAGGTAGTTAAGTATGACAGCTCTAGATTCTACGGAATTACAGAGGAAAGTGAAGCGCTCGCGTACGTACAGGCTGCGCTCGACTCACCAAACCCCTTCGTCGCTCTCGACTCAGAAACTACTTGCCTCTATCCTCGCGATGGATATGTCCTGGGAATCTCCCTCTGCTATGAGCGAGATCATGGAGCATATATCCTCGCAGATTGCATCACAGAAGCCGTCTCTGCACTATTGCAGGAACTCTGGTATAAAAAGACCGTAGTCTTTCACAACGCCAAGTTTGACCGCGGTATGCTCACCTATCATTTTGGATGGCACTTTCCTGAGTACGAAGATACGATGCTGCTTCACTACTGCATCGACGAGAACCCAGGCAACCACGGTCTAAAGCAGCTTGCGCTCAAGCACACGAAGTACGGCGACTACGAACAGCCGATGTACGACTTCATTGACGAGTACAAGAAGAAGCACGGCATTACTAAGGACGAGTTTACCTTCGACCTTATTCCGTTTGACATCATCAAGACCTACGCCGCTATCGACTCTGTCGTGACGTTCCTCATCTACTGCTTGCTCAAGCCAGCGGTTATGAAGAACAAGAAGCTGCTCTGGGTCTACGACAACATCCTCATTCCGGGCAGCACTCTGCTAGAGAAGGTTCAGGACAACGGTGTTCCGTTTGACGCAGCTCGTCTGAAGAAGGCGCAGCTGATGATGCAGACTGACATTGATGAAGCTGTAACGAAGCTGTATCAGTTTCCTGAAATTCGTGAGTTCGAGAAGGAGTACGGCGAGAAGAAGGGCGAGGCAAACTTCACGTTTAACCCTGGTTCGGTCATGCAGCTACGAGCACTTCTGTTCGACAAGCTGAAGCTTACTCCAACGGGTAAGAAGACCGGTACTAATCAGGACTCAACCGACAAGGAGGTTCTGGAAGAGCTTGCTCTTGAGCATCCAATTCCGCGTCTAATCCTAGACATTCGTCAGAAGTCAAAGATCAAGAACACCTACCTCGACAAGATCATTCCGCAGCTTGACCGTGACTCTCGTCTGCGTACCAACTTCAACCTGCACTCTACGACTTCTGGACGACTCTCGTCATCCGGTAAGCTGAACATGCAGCAGCTGCCTCGCGACAACACGAAGAAGCTGGAGGACGGCACGAAGATTCCGGGCTTTACGTCAGCTGTTAAGGGTTGTATTAAGGCTCGTCCGGGCTACAAGATCATCTCGATGGACTTGACCACCGCAGAGGTTTACATGGCTGCGGTACTCTCGGGCGACAAGAAGCTGATGGAAGTGTTCACCAGTGGAAGCGACTTCCACGCTTCTATTGCAAAGCTGGTGTTTAAGCTTCCAGGTACACCGCTGGAGATCAAGGAAAACTATCCGATCGAGCGTCAGATCGCTAAGACCGTAACGTTTACCATCATGTATGGTGGCGGTGCGAACAAGGTGTCTAGCACGGTTACGAAGGATACGGGTCGATACTACTCGAAGGAAGATGCGCAAGAGGTCATCGACGACTACATGAAGACGTTCAGGCAGCTGTCAAAGTGGCTGGCTGACAATCAGAGTGAGATTGCTAAGAACGGCTTCACTTACAGCTTCTTTGGTCGTAAGCGTCGTCTACCTAACGTTCTGAGCACGGACGGTGCTATTCGTAGCCACACGATCCGCTCTGGCATTAACTTCCTGGTGCAGTCTAACGCATCCGACGTCAACCTTATGGGTGCGATTGCGATGCAGAAGTACATCGAGGCTGAGGGTATGAAGTCCCGCATCTTCGCTCTCGTACACGACTCCGTGCTAGCGGAAGTGCCTTTGGAAGAAGTTGAAAAGTACAAGACGGCTTTGGCCGGCTTCATTCAGATGGATCGTGGTGTGTCTATTAAGGGCTTCCCGATCGGCGTCGACTTTGAAGAGGGCGACGACTACAGCTTTGGTAAGTATGAAATCTACGAGGAGTACTGGGATGCACAGCAACGATCTAAATAGCGTACAAGAAGAACTCGTCGGCCTTCTCCAAGAGGAGGCCGCTGAGATCATTCAGGGCTTGTCGAAGATCAGGCGAGTAGGGACTCAATTCAAGTGTCATGGTGGCGAAGAGACCAATCAGGACTTGCTGATGAAGGAACTCACTGACTTCATGATGCTGCTGCATATGGGCTTTCAGGAGGGTATATTCAACGACAAGTTTGATACACCCGCTTACGTTGAGTACAAGAAGGAGAAGCTGAAGAAGTGGACGAACTTGCCTCACAGCCTTATCGAGAGTATCTAAACGAAGTTCCAATGAACACCGTCAAGGTGTGGAACGAGGTACTAATGAAGAATATGCCTTGGCAGTGCGTCGGCTGGTCCGGCGCACCCAAGGAACCATACAGACATTGGGCGGCCTATCCGCCCTTGGAGGGCGAAGTTGCCAGAATTTGGGATATGTTGGATTATTCCTTCAAAGCGGATGGGTTTAACCTACGCCCTGGAAGAGTCATTGCGAATCTTTTTGCACACGGAGATAGCTCGTGGCTCCACAAAGACTGTCTTGATGAGTCAGCCTGGACGGCCATCATATATCTTAATGACTTCTGGGACCTTAACTGGGGCGGGGAAACGGTTCTTGTTGAAGACAACGAAATCCTCAAAGCCTTCGCCCCTACGCCAGGAAAGTTTATCCTATTCAAGTCAAATCTCGTTCACGGTCCAAGGCCGGTATCTCGGGAAGCGCCCTATCCTAGACTCGGGCTAACATTTCAGTGCGAGAGTGATAAAGACGTACCGCGATCTATCAAAGATCCAATTTCCTCTGTATCCGCTACCAAGCTCTAACTGGATCGTCCAGGACAAAGTATTGTTCCTGGACGGCCAGGTAGTGGATGAAAGAAATATGCCTGGAAAAACTCTAGGCATACGTAGGCTGCAATGCGGCCGACAGGACCTGTTACCTCTCAAGCGAGCGGTGATGAGTCTGTTCGACTTACTGCACGCTAAGCAGAAGTTCTTCATCGACAACAAGGGCAGACCCTTTGAGTACGAGAAGACCCTCAGTAGCAAGTTAAAGTGCTATCAGATACAGCGTATAGATAAGAAGGAAACCGCCTCGTTATTGTGGCTTCACGGAGTTTCGGCTCCCTTCACAATTCCGAGACCTCCTCAAGGCCATCCTGGGTGGGCCAGAGTGCTACATTTAGGCCCCTCTCCATGGATGCTTTATGACTATGTAAGTCACCCCACTAAGGACACTTACAGAAGAGTATAACGGAGTAAAATGGCAAATAGTAAAAGGAAGGCACGCTCACAGAGCAATTGCGGTCTAAAGGGTCTAACCCTCCAGCGTGTAGTACCGATGACAGAGACTCAGGAGCACATGTTCGCATCTGATCGTCACGTTGTTGCACACGGCTATGCCGGAACTGGTAAGACATTTATTGCCACTTATCTCGCACTACAGGACATTAGTCTTGGTAAGTACGGTCATCTAACGTACATTCGAAGTGCAGTACCTACTAGAAATCTAGGTTTCTTGCCTGGTACGGAGAAAGAGAAGAGCGAGGCCTACGAAGCACCATACAAGCAGATTGCACTCGATCTCTTTGGTGATGTTAACGCCTACGATAAAGCTAAGACTGACGGCAAGATTCGCTTCATGACGACGTCGTTTCTTCGTGGCAGTACGCTAGATAACTGCGTCATCATTGTCGACGAATGTCAGAACATGAGCCTGCACGAACTAGATTCTATCATTACACGAGTAGGTGAGAACTGTAGAATATTCTTCTGCGGTGACAAGTGCCAAGATGGCGACCTGGGTCGTGAACCTTCCGGACTTGTTCCATTTATGACTATTCTGAAAAAGATGGATCATTTTGACTTCATCGAGTTTGGCCTAGACGACGTAGTACGTAGCGGTCTTGTAAAGGACTATCTGCACGCCAAGTACGGTTAACTCAAGGAGCGGCTTCGGCCGCTCCGCTACAAGGAACACATGAAAGCTGTAATCAGTAACAGAATCTACCTAGAGGTCGATCCGAGAACGTCGCAGTTGGTTCGTGATGTTCTGACCTACAAGATACCGACATACGGCGACGGACCGCCGATGATTATTCACAACTACTTCATGTTTAGACCAAACGTGATCTCCATACCAGTCGGTCGCACTGATCTTATCCCACCAGGGCACGAGATCGTTGATAAGCGGCAGTATGCGCCGACGGACTTTCCCAAGTTTAAATTCGAGTTACGTGACACCCAGCGTGAAATCTTTGACGATATTGATGACAATTGTCTGATTAACGCGAAGGTAGGCTGGGGTAAGACCTTCATGGCTTTGAGCGTAGCCGAAAAGCTAGGGCAGAAGACGCTAGTGGTAGTGCATACCCTAGCCCTGATGCACCAATGGGCTAAAGAAGTGGAGAAGGTGTTTGGGTTTAAGCCTGGACTAATTGGAGACGGTCATGAGAACACGTCCACACCGATCGTTATTGGGAACGTCGGCAGCCTCTACAAGAGAATGGATAAACTCGGAAAGCTATTCGGTACACTCATCATGGATGAGGTCCATCACGCACCGAGCCCTACATTCTCAAAAGTTGTTGACAGGACTTACGCACGATATAAGCTGGGACTCTCGGGGACACTTGAGCGTAAAGACGGCTTGCACGTCACGCTCACCGACTACTTCGGGACCAAAATCTACAAGCCCGCGAGAGAGAACACTCTTGACCCGACTATACATGCTTACGATACGGGCATTTACTTTCCCTTCGGTGATATTTGGGCACATAGGGTCTCGCAGCTAAAGCAGGACCCTCGCTACATCGACTGGGTACTGGGACGAATGAAGTCCTACTCCGAGTACGGACACCAAACTCTACTGGTCTCCGACAGAGTAGAGTTTCTACAGAATATCGCTAGTCGTGCTGGTTCAGCACTAATCGTCGGAGAAACGGATGACAGAGAATCCCAATTTGACAGACTATCAAACGGTAGTACAAGCAGCATTTGCGGAACACTTTCGATCTTCAAAGAGGGCATATCCTACAACCCTCTCAGCTGCGTCATCCTGGGCACACCTATCAATAACTTGCCCATGCTTGAGCAGGTTGTTGGTCGCATCCAGAGGCTCCATCCGGGAAAACGCGACCCAATTGTAGTGGACCCAATCCTTCGTGGTCCAACAACTGAGAAGCAGTTTATGAATCGTACGGGCTTTTATATGCGCGAGGGATTTCCCATTGAGTATCTATAAAATAGTTCTTGACTTCGAGGTTTAACGACGCTATAATGCTCTTCTACAGTCTGAGAAAGATCCTTAACAAGACAGGACAAAGCTCTAAGAGCGTCCTCATGGCCTTCAAAGCCCACGCATCTTCTAGACTTCCGAAGAACCGCTTCGATCCTTTATACTCGTATGCTCAAGCAGATTTCTCGGGGGACAGCTTCATGCTTAATCCCCACGAGTTGATAAACTACGCCTTTCGGTGGACACCAAAAGAAGTAGCACAGTACATAGGTCTTGCAAGCTTTCGGAACTACGGTCACTATAGTGTAACAGGTGACAAAAGCTTAGACCTTTTCCACAGTCCTGTGGATCAGGACACAATTCAACAAAACAGACTACTTCGTATTGTAGACGGCAGAGTGCATTTCTACTACGAGGAAGACGCCAAACGGAGACAACAAATATGGCATTGAAGTTTAACGACGCAGCAGGTGGCGCACAGAAGAACCGCGCAGACGCTTTTGAAATGAAGAACGGTGAGAACCGTGTTCGCATGGTCGGCGACCTGATTGCACGTTACGTTTACTGGATCGAAGGCGAGAACAAGAAGAAGATTCCGTTCGAGTGCCTAGAGTTTGATCGCGAAAAGGAAAAGTTCGGCGGCACCGGCGAGAAGGACTGGGTGAAGGATTACTTCCCGGACCTCAAGTGCAGCTGGGCGTACGCGATCCTCGTGCTTGATCCAGCCGATAACAAGATCAAGATTTGGAACCTGAAGAAGAAGCTGCTTGAGCAGATCATCAGCACTGCGAAGGAGCCTGACCTTGGCGATCCTACCGATCCTGAGACTGGCTGGGACATTGTCTTCGAGAAGAAGAAGACTGGACCTCTGCCTATCAACGTCAGCTACGAGCTGAAGTCTCGTTCGCTGAAGCAGCGTCCGCTGACCGACGACGAGCGCGAGGCGATTAGCACAGCCAAGTCCATCGAGGAAATGCTTCCTCGTCCAACTGCAGACCAGCAGAAGGAACTCCTTGACAAGATCAAGGCGGGTGCGACTGAAAACGTGGACGAAGAGATCGGAGACGAGTTCAAGGTTCAATAATTAAGAAGATAGCTCCCGTAGCGTAAGTTGCGGGGGCTATTTCTGTCGGAGTAATATGATTCTATTCACAGCAGACCTACACATCAAGATCGGTCAGAAGAACGTTCCGGCGGACTGGGCTAAGAACCGTTATCGTCTCTTCATCGAACAAATGGTAGAAGCCGAGCAAGGCTGCAACCTGCACATCATGGGTGGTGACATCTTTGATAAGTTGCCGAACATGGACGAGCTCGAAGTCTACTTTAACATGGTCAGTGCTTGCTCTATTCGAACACTGATCTACGCGGGCAACCACGAGGCAACGAAGAAGGGTAAGACCTTCTTTACCGCCCTAAAGACCGCGACAAACGCTATCAACCCTCTAGTTACCGTGATCGACGAGGTCTACGAGGAAGAGGGTTTCATCATCGTGCCCTACGAGTTCATTCACGTTAAAGGCTTGTGGGAGAAACTTGACAAGTCTAAGGTTCTATTTAGCCACATTCGTGGCGCTATTGAACCACACGTAAAGCCGGAGATTGACCTTGATCTCATTGAAGATTTCCCTGTTGTTTACCTTGGTGATCTGCACTCTCACTCTAACTGCCAGAGAAACCTGGTCTACCCAGGTTCCCCTATGGTTACAAGTTTCCATAGGCACCGGGTTGATACTGGCTTCATACGGATTAGCGATAGCGACCTTACTCAGTGGACTTGGCATAAGTTTGACCTACCCCAGCTAATCCGCAAAACCGTCTCCGATCCAGGCGAGATGGTGCCAACGTCTCCGGACCACACAATCTACGAGATTGAGGGTTCCGTCGTAGACCTCGGCGGCGTAAAGAACACGGAACTGCTAGACAAGAAGCTTGTTAAGCGCAGCACTGACACGACCCTGATCCTAGACAAGGACATGTCGATCGAGCAGGAGCTAGTAGAGTACTTCCGCTACGTTATGCTGCTTCCCGAAGAACAGATCACGGAGGCGATGACCACATACAATGATTACGTTCCAAAAACTTAAGTGGGGTTACGCGTTTAGCTACGGCGACCATAACGAGATTGACTTCACCACCAACACCGTAACACAGATTCTGGGCTACAACGGAAACGGCAAGTCGTCGATTCCGTTGATCCTAGAAGAAGCAACATTCAACAAGAACTCGAAGGGGATTAAGAAGGGCGACATTCCTAATCGGTACGCTGATAAGGGATACTGGATTGACCTGACCTTCACCAAGGACGACGATCAGTTTCAGATCAAGATTGATCGCAAGACTAACATCAAGGTTAAGCTGTACAAGAACGGAGCAGACGCTTCTAGCCATACGGCTACGAACACGTTCAAGCAGATTGAAGAGATCATGGAAATGGACTTCAAGATGTTCTCGCAGCTGGTGTATCAGAACACGAATGCCAGCTTGCAGTTCCTCGTGGCGACTGACACGAACCGTAAGAAGTTCTTGATCGACTTGCTAAAGCTTGACGAGTACGTTCGACTGTTTGACATTTTCAAGGAAGCAGTCAAGCAGCACGCAACTGTTGTTACGAAGGCCGAAGGGCAGATCGAAACGATCGAGCGCTGGCTAGAGCAGAACAAGTTGAGTGACTCGGATGAGAAGCCTCTGCTTCCTACCGAGGAGTTTGATACAGCCGAAGACGAGCGCGAGATCGCTAGACTATCAGTTGAGATTAGCGGCATTGATCGAACGAACAAGCAGATCAACAACAACAAGCATTACAAGGCCCTGCTAGCTGCGATCGACATTGAGGCGGTTCAGGCGATCGAGGCCGAACCTACCCAGTCCTACGACAAGGAGCAAACCGAACTTGGCGGACTCACATCAGAAAAGCGCAGGATCACAGCCTACGTATCAAAGCTATCTGGACTGGGAGACTCTTGTCCCACCTGTGAGCAGTCCATCGACGCCGACTTCAAGGAGAAACTCATTGAAGCTGAGCGAGAGGAGTTGCGTAGTGTTGACAGCCGTATTGCAGAGGTTGAGACTATTATTGCTAGCATTAAGTCTAACAATAGCAGATATAAACTCAAGCAGGAACAAATTCGCGAATGGGAGGACCTCTTCGGGAAGGTCAGTAAGTCACTACCCAGCGAAACTATCAACAAAGAGGACCTAGTAGGCGAGTTGACGAACGTCACTCTTCGCGTCAGCAATGCTCGCGAGAAGATGAAGGCGATCGTCGCACACAATCAGGCTGCTGCAAAGCACAACAGTCGTGTAGCAGTATTTCAGGAGCAGAGCGAGAAATTCTTGGCTGACCTGACTGATGCGCAGGCTAAGCTGGCTGTTGAGAGCAAGAACCTAGCGAACCTAGAGTTGCTGAAGAAGGCGCTGAGCACAAATGGAGTGGTTGCGTACAAGATCGAGAACCTTGTTAAAGACTTGGAAGAACTCACCAATGAGTATCTTGCTGAGCTTAGCGACGGCCGCTTTACTATCGAGTTTACTGTTTCTAGCGATAAGCTCAACGTCATCATTACTGACAACGGTAATACTGTTGATATTCTGGCTCTTAGTTCTGGTGAACTCGCCCGCGTCAACACGGCAACACTGCTGGCTCTGCGAAAGCTGATGAACTCAATCTCCAAGTCACGCATCAACGTCCTGTTCCTCGACGAGGTTATCGGCGTGCTAGACGATGCCGGCAAGGAGAAGCTAGTGGAAGTTCTTCTTCAAGAGGACCTTAACACCTTTATCGTAAGTCACGGATGGCAGCATCCTCTGCTGTCCCGACTTGAGATTGTCAAAGACGACAACATGAGCAGGATTGAACATGGCTAAGGACTACGAGGAGCAGCTCTGGCTGCCTATGGATTACACCCAGGCTGATCGTAAGGAAGGGGCAAGAGATTGAAATTCCTAAAGAAAATGAAGGATGGCGGTGCCGAGAGCACCGTCACCGGATACTGGCTGATCGAGGCAAAGTCGCTGTTCAGCGTAGTTTTAATCAAGTTCGAGGGCAAGAGTCGTGAGGCTTATCACGAGCACGCCTTCAACTGTGTAAACTGGCTTTTGCGTGGCAAGCTGCGAGAGAGCCAGTATGTTGAGAACCCTAAGTGGCCTGGAACCGAAGAACGATACAAGCGCACGCTAAAGCCTAGCTGGATGCCGTTTCAGATTAAGCGAACCGACTTTCACAAGGTCGACTCTTGTGGCACTAGCTGGGTTCTATCGTTTCGCGGTCCCTGGGCTAAGACGTGGAAGGAGTATCTACCCAACGAGAACCGGGTACGCACTCTTACACACGGACGTGTGGAGGTTGCGTGAGTTGGGTTGAGACAAGCGTTCCTTGTATGCTGTACTGCGGACCAGAGTTGTGTAACTGTCCCGCGTACTACTACTATGAGGGACTAGAGGAAGATGACGATTGGTCAATAGCAGACAGAAAGGCGCTCGCGGAGAAGAGGGCGTATGCAAGGTACTTATCGAAAGTACAGGGTTGCCGTTCGAGCGCGTACCCGGAAGTGGTTGCGGAGCCATCAAAGGTGACGTACATATTGTCGGAAAGCGGAACCGCTTTTGCATAGAAGTAAAGAACTATGCTGAGTCTCCGCTCAGCGACAAGGTTCTGACAAACAAGACGAACAACTTAACGCAGTGGTGGACGAAGCTGTGCTTACAGGCTAAGCAATGCAGACAAGAGCCGCTACTGTTCTTCAAGTATAACCGATCCAAGTTATTCATTGTGACCAGCATAAAACCAGCAACCGTTGATAAATATCTTTACATTTCAACTCTAAACTGCTATGTTATGCTATCAGATGAGTGGCTTGCCAACGAAGGGATAACATGGTTAAATTAGTACAAGAGTTCCCCGAAGAGAACGTACTCATTGTTGACGCGATGAACGTTGCGTTCCGCTGGAAGCCCTACAAGCCTAACGAGCGTGTAGGTAAGTTCGCCGAAGACTTTGTATCCACGATCGAATCCCTGGCACGTAGCTACGACGCCGGGCGTATCATCGTGGCTGCCGATATGAAGGGCAGCTGGTATCGTCGTGAAATCTTCCCCGACTACAAGGGTAACCGTAAGGCACTTGCCGAGAACCAGACTGAAGATGAGAAAATTCAGATCGAGGCGTTCTTCAAGGAGTACGAGCGTATGCTCGAAGTCTGTAGTGCTCGTCACATGGTCCTGCGCTACGAAGGCGTCGAGGCCGACGACATTGCAGCGTATCTCGTCAAGCGTCGAGTAGACTACGGCTTCGACAATATCTGGCTTATCAGCTCTGACCGAGACTGGGACCTATTGATCCAGCCTGGCGTCAGCCGCTTCAGCACTGTGACTCGCAAGGAGATTACAGTCGATACGTGGCCACACGAGGTTCCGCCTGAACAGTACCTAGACTACAAGTGTCTGATGGGCGACAAGGGCGACAACATTCCTGGTGTCGACAAGGTTGGTCCGAAGACCGCAGCTAAGCTTCTCACCGAGCACGGTAGCGTGTTCGACATTATCGACGCTTTGCCACTTCCCGGCAAGTACGTCTACATCAAGAACTTAAACGAGTTCGGTAGTGCAAACCTCATGCGTAACGTAGAGCTGATGGACCTAGAGACCTTCTGCGAGGAGGCTATCGGACCGGACAACGTTCGCGACATTGGTATGCGCATCATGATGGATGAGCGTCGCACTGGTTATAAGGGGCCTGCAAAGGCCAAGCAGTCATGAGGGACTACATTGTAGCTAGGTTCTTCCCCGAATTTTATGCCTATCGGCGCAAGTACCTGTATTTGCAGCAACGCGTCGATGAAGCAAAGACATGGCTAGGATCGGAATTTCCAGATGCAGCTCAAGCATTGAGATGGGTTCAAGCAGCCGACTATTACTACTGGAATAGCGGAACCAACGCATTTAGTGCGGTTGAAGATAAACCTTGGATTCACTCAATCAGCGAGTTGCGAGAACATATGAGAGCGGCTAAAGCCGCAAGCAAATAAGGAAACAACTTGGTTAGCACACGCGCACAGATCATTACACGTAGAACATATAACCGTCCAAAGGACGACACAGGAAAGGTATTTGAAACCTGGGCCGAGACCGTAGATCGTGTTATCGGACACCAGCAGTGGCTCTGGGAGCGCGCTGTCGGCGGTAGAGAGCTTACTGACGTAGAATACGCGGAGCTATACGAACTTCAGCAGCTGATGCTAGACCGGAAGGTCTCAATGTCAGGACGTACGCTGTGGCTAGGCGGAACGTCAGTTTCGCAGAAGCGTGAGGCGAGTCAGTTCAACTGCTCCTTCACCGAAGTAGAGACTGCCTACGACGTCGTCGACTGTCTCTGGCTACTCCTACAGGGTTGCGGTGTCGGCTTCAAGCCTCGTGTCGGAACGCTAAATGGCTTCTCTCGACAGATCAAGGACATTGAAGTCGTACGCAGCACACGAACTGAGAAAGGTGGACTAGAGCGCAATGTCGAGACGTGGAACCCAGACACAGGTGAGTGGCGCATCAAGGTCGGTGACAGCGCCGAAGCATGGGCCAAGTCCATCGGCAAGTTACTTGCTGGTAAGTACCCCGCCAGAAAACTGGTCCTGGATTTCAGCGAGCTTAGACCAGCTGGCGAAAGACTTAAGGGCTATGGTTGGATTAGCTCCGGCGATGGTGCAATCTCTAAAGCATACGTAGCTATTGCACGCATCCTTAACGGGCGTGCCGACTCGCTGCTCACCAGAATGGACATCCTAGACATTGTAAACTGGCTGGGAACGATCCTCAGTTCACGTCGCTCTGCTGAGATCGCGCTCTTTGAGTACGGTCAGCCTGAGTGGGAAGAGTTTGCAGTCGCTAAGAAGGACTTCTGGCTACACGATAACGAGCACCGCACTCAGTCCAACAACAGCTTGCTGTTCATGGATCGCCCAGAGCGCGAAGACCTCGTAAACATCTTCCGACTAATGGAAGAGGCTGGTGGTTCGGAGCCAGGCTTCGTTAACGCAGTAGAAGCTACTCGACGTGCACCGTGGTTCCGCGGCTGCAATCCTTGCGTAGAGATTCTGCTGGGTAACAAGTCGTTCTGTAATCTCACGGAGATTGACATTGGTAAGTTTAAGGGTGACAATGCAGGACTTCACCGCGCGGTTCGCCTCGCGGCACGCGCGAACTACCGCCAGACCTGCGTCGATCTGCGAGACGGCATCTTGCAGGAGGCATGGCACCTCAATAACAGCTTCCTCCGTCTTTGTGGTGTCGGGCTTACTGGTATTGCTAAGCGTCCTGATATGGGCGGTTACGATTACGAGTACCTAAAGCGTACAGCTACGGGTTCTGCGTTTGGCATGGCTGAGGAACTAGGTCTCCCTTACCCGAAGAACGTAACTTGTGTCAAGCCTAGTGGTACTCTGTCCAAGATCATGGACACGACGGAAGGCGTGCACAAGCCGCTCGGCAAGTACATCTTCAACAACGTGACCTTCGGTAAGCACGATCCAATCGTAGATGTCGCCAAGGCTGCCAACTACAAGGTAGTGAACCACCCAACTGATCCAGACGCAGTTCTCATTACGCTGCCAGTTGAGTGGGATGACGTTCCTTTCCACAAGTGGAATGGTATGGACGTTAACCTTGACACGGCCATCGAGCAGCTGGAGCGCTACAAGCTGCTCCAGAACAACTGGACGCAGCAGAACACGTCTGTAACGATCTCGTACAGCCCAGACGAAGTGCCGGCAATCATCGACTGGTTGCTCCACAACTGGGACATTTACGTTGGCGTAAGCTTCTTGTACCGAGCTGATCCAACCAAGACCGCTAAGGACTTGGGTTACCTCTTCCTCCCGCAGGAAGTTGTGACGAAGGAAGCTTACGACAAGTATGTCGCTACGCTTCTGCCGATCGACTTGGAGAGCGCAAACAGCTTTGAAGAGATTCAGGGCGAAGAGTGCGCTACCGGAGCCTGCCCAATCAGGTAACAAAAAAGCC